CTACGAAGACATTGTTGATGTGCTACGCTAACATAGTATTCATTTGTGTCTTGATACACAATCACGTCACGTTGACAAGGAGTTGAGTCTATGGCCGAGAAAAAAACCTACATCAAGTCTGCACAAAAAAGAAAGGGTAAAATTGTCTATACTCCCCCCGAAAAATCATTCACAGATGTAAACATTGAAGAAACAGATCATGGGTTCAAGATATATCGGTTGAACGAAAGTAGGCCATTTACGGTGATACCACATTCTTCAGTGAGACAAATACTATACAAAAGAGATGATTACAAATGAACAACAGCACAAACGAAACAGTTATGGATTGCGTGGTAGATTGCGTCAGTGGTTCCTCATCCCTACTTGATGAGATAGAGATCATCCTAATTGGTCTTGCTGCCCTAGTAGGTATAGCGGCTTGGGCTTACAGAAGATACAAGGCGTTGTCAGCAGATGGAAGCATCTCCCTCGATGAGATAATTGATTCGATAGATGAAGTAAAAGTAAAAGTTGCTGAAGCAGAAGATGTTGTAAGTGACGTAAAAAAGGCCGCTAAATCAGTAAAAGATAAAGTGGTTAAAGATGAGTGATGTTGAAGTATTGAAAGTCCGTATGGACAACGCAGAAGCGGATATCCGCCGACACGAGATACTCATTGAAAGAATAACAGATGTTCAAGGCGAAATGAAAACAGGTCTTGCCGCAGTAGCCACAGAATTGAAAGTCACAAACGGACTCATAGAAAAAAGCACATCTCTTATGAATAGGATGATACTAGGCTTGTTCGCCATGCTCGCTTCTGTTCTAGGCGTAGGATCACAGGTGATGTAAATGGTCTACTACTGCACAGTATCAGATGTTGGATCGAGGCTAGGTCTTGATTCTGCACAACGAACCAAGGCAAATTCAAGGATCATAAGTGCCATACGAAGGGCCACCATAGAGATAGATCAAGTCTATCGAGATTACGGAAGAGATGTCCCGAGCAGGGAGACAGGCGAGACAACCTTGAATGGTGCTATAGTAGCAGGTGCAACAACTATAACCCTAACTTCTGCTACTGACTTTGCATCAAGTGGAAACGGAAACGTAGACGGTGATTCATTTGCTTGGTCCGGTAAATCATCAAACGATCTAACAGGAGTCACAGGTATATCATTCGATCACGCAAGCGGCGTGACAGTTCAAGAGGGAGAGTTTGCTCATGTCCTAAGAGAAGTATGTGCTGATTTAGCAGCATCATATTACTTTGAAGATGAGGGACTTTTCCAAACGAATACAACAGAAGGATCAATGAGAGGATCAGTGCTTAGAGATAGAGGAACCATGAATCTTCAACGGCTGGCCCATCTTGGTTCAGTTGATTGAAGGTGTTGATATGGTCACTAAGTTTACGTTCAATGACATCCGGGCTTCTATGGGAAAGGAAACCCGTAGGTATTCCGGTGTTCAAGCATTGAAGGTAAGAGCAGCCATAAAGGAAGGCATGGCACAAGAGACAGAAAAATATGGTAGAAGCATAAGTAGTAAGAGAAAGGGTCTTGTCGAAGGCAGTAGTAATGATGTCTCCGAGTTTTACAACAGGGTAGCCTCTCTCCTTACTTCGGGTGTCACACAAGAATCGCAAGACGTTTTGAGAGGGACGGACGAAATAGAAGCGCAAGTAGGATTCTTTGAATACATAACGGAGAAGACAAAGAGTGGCGGCGGTGGAGCAAGTGTTCCCGATTTGTATTTCTTTGGAAAAGGTAGAGGCAAACCACAAAGGACATCAATATTCGCAAAGTCCACTAAAGGAAATCCCCCATTGACTAGGAAACAAAGAAGAGGAACATCTGTATTCAGAAGCCAATTCTCACAAAGCAGGGGCCGATACTTGATACCCGAAGGATATGTCAGCCCTGCATGGAAAGATCATAAGACAGACTTCAACAATTTCATAGTAAAGATAAGGGTAAATATTAGAAAGCAAATAATGAGAGGTTTGGGTGAGTAGATGGCAATAGCAACAAAGACTCAGTATTGGTCGTCCCGAATGAAGGGTGAAGATCCCACATCTCTTAGCGGATCTTTCAACGCAAGTTTCAGTGTATCGGGTGGAGGAACAGCATCGGGTGGCAATTGGGTAATTACCAACGGCACATACTCGATAGCACCCACAGGAACGGCAAACACGCTCGTTGCCGCTTTAGAATACACCACTGCGCCATCTGACGGCACAGTGCTAATGAGGATAGATGATGGTAGCAAGAGGGTAGAAGTTCATTCTACAGGCAACAACACTTCTCTCAAACTCGTAGGGACTACCACGGTCACTATCAGCGACCTTGATTTGGCTAAGGCGGAGGATAATCCAACTACCCTTATTTTGCGTCTTACGCTTGACGGGAGCGCAGCAAAACTCTACACGCATGAGATTATCAACGACGACGATGGAACGGCTGTATTCGCTTCTGTGACGGCTTCTAGCAGTAGTTCTACAGGCGTGGTGTGGGGCAACGGAAATGGAGAGGTAAAATGGGCTGCTGTTTATTACTCAAAGTTCGGTGCGTTTGCTCCCGACGAGTTGCTCTTGTCAGACTTTGCGCAAGATACCTTGGCTCGCATGGGTATCGCCATAGTAAATGAATTGAAGAATAGCACTAGGCCATACTTGAAGACGCAGGTTGATGACGGTTCCATAGTGTATGGTTATGATCTATCCATGAATAGAATATCAAGGATGTCGCCCCCGTTCATCCACGTCCTAGTAGAAGGCATAGAGTCACCGGAGTTTGATACTTTAGGGGGAACAAAAGTAAGGCAAAACTACGATGTCCGTGTGCTTGTGACAACAAGAGGGACAAACTATGAGGATGCCTATAGATCGGGACTAAATATAGCCGGAGAAGTATTCGACCAACTTTATACAAATACAGGAGTATTAGCGACAACTGACAGTATTATAGCATATAACGCAGACTTGGATGTGAAATTAGATGACGACGATACGATCTGCACCCATCAAATAACCTTTACATATCAGCGTTTGATTGATATGCGTCACCGCTAATCGCCAAACGTTTAAATGTCGCATCGCTTGTTGTCGTAATAGTTAATAGGTGAAAGCATGGTAGATTTTGAAAATAGATATGTTGCTATACAAAGAGAGGATTTCGGAACCTATGGGTCCGTTGCCTCTAGCGCCGGGACCAAAGTGTATGGTGAGGTTGACGAGGAATCCATAGGACACAAGTTCGATTTGATGGTCCGTGAGGATATGTCAAGGCACACGGCTTCAAAAGCCGTCACAGGAAGGGAGTTCAGCGAGGGTGACATTAGCCTCGCTATGCAGGTTGATGACTTTGTTGGGAACCTACTATACGCATTCTTCCCCAAAGATACTCAGACGGGTTCCGGAGATAACACGGTTCACACATTAGAGGAAGCAACCGGCATACATGGTTATCCTTCCTTCACCCTTGAGATAGGAAGGGAAGCCAAAGAACATACTTTCACAGGTATGTGCGCTAACACACTTAGCGTTTCTGCTACTGTTGGCGAATATTGCATGATGAGTGTTGGTTTCTACGGAAAGGCTGAGTCTGCTGTAAGCACCTTGGTATCAGATCCCTCTTTCAGTGGTGACGCTCTTGATGCACTTCACTTCGCAAACGGAACAGTAAAGTTTGCTGGTGGTGCTGCTACAGCAAGCATCAAGTCTTTCTCATTCGACATAAATCTAAATCAAGATCCCGACAACTCATACGCTCTTGGCGCTGCCGGACCACAAAGGAGAATACCAAAGCAAAGGAGAGAAATCAGTGGGACAATTGAGTTCAACCAAGTCCTATACACGGCTGACGCTGGCTCTCCTACTTACAGCACATTGATCGCAGCAGATGGAGATTCAGACAATCCTACTGACGCAACTCCAGCAATAGAGTTAGAATTGAAAGATGAATCCCTAGATGACAGTATCAAGTTTGAATTCTTCAAGGTTTTCTTTGAGGCACCCGAAGCATCAGTCAGTGGTCGTGACACTAACACCATGACTGTAAACTTTAGGGGTCTTTACGATGCAGCCGGTGGGTCGCAAGCAGATGCCGCTATGAAAGTGACCATGACCGGACCCCTACAGGGATCAGCCTACAGTGCTTGAGGTGGTTGATTGAGTCACACAATAACAGCAGCAGCCAAGATGACTGTCCAAGCCATATCCTCAAACTTGGCTACAGCACATACTGATTTACAGGCTGCTCTAAGGGCGCTCGCAAACGGCGATGATGTAGTCAGCATCGACATGGTTCGTGACAACAACTCCAACTCGGTCATGATTTACTTGACCTTTGAAGACCAATGATGGTGAAATAAATGAAGGAAACATATGAAGATGAGAGTGGCGTTTGGGAGCGCATTGTTAGGCCGGATGGTCGAATCAGTGAGCGACTCATAGAGCCAAAGAAGAAGAAAGCAGCCCCAAAGAAGAAAGCAGCGAAGAAGAGTAGTGGTAAGAATGCCGGTTCTAAAAAGTGAAATAGAATTAGATGACGGAAGCAAGATACTTGTAAGACAAGCATCCGGAATGGAAAAGATAAGGCTTGAGAGTAAGCAAGCAAGGGTTCTTAGAAAGTTCTCGCATCTAGGTAGCCCTACCACTTGGACCCAAGATCAGCAAATGGAATTCTCGGATGCTCTTGATGAGGAAGGTTGTGGCATAGCAGATCAGATAGAGGCTTGGCTACCTACCTGCATACTAAGTGAAGATGTCAATGTAGATGAATTGACTACCACTGAAATATTGAAGGTTCTTGCGTTTGTTAGGGGAGATGACTCCATAGAAGGAAGTGCAGCCCCTTTGGAGCAGTAGCACAGGCTTTGCCTGTGCTGTGTATGGCATTCAAAGGCACAACACCATCGGAGTTGTTCGACAGATATCAAGGTATCAATGGCAGTTCTAGGATGGAGTTAGATTTGATTACTGCTGCTGAGATAAGCGAAAGGATATCCACTGCTACAAAGCAAGCAGAAGGATCTGCTCGTGCTAAATCCGCAGTAGCAAGAAGAGATAAGCGCCGTGAGGCTCGCAAACAATTATCAAACAAAGATATATTTTCTATGTTGAGCGAAAGCGGTGTTCCGATAAAGGATGGTAGAAGTGATGGTGGGAGCAAATGATTGAGCAACCACTTCTGTTTTTTCCCACTGACTTCCTACCTGTATTCTTAGGGCTTTGCGGAGTCTTGATGATAGTTCTCCGTGGCGGTATATCTAGGGTTTTCTTCGACATTGTTGGGACATTCCAAGCCAATCGTTTGATCCATGATTCTGAGGCAGCAGCCTTGGCTATGCAGGGTCTTTTCGTTGACGCATTTGCAGGTATAGCAGAAGCGGCAGGTGCAATAAACGAACAGATAGAGGAAATGGAACAGAATCTAATTCCTGTGGCAAGGGAAGTAGAAAGGGCTAGGCTTGAGTTTGAGAAGTTCTTTGACGAGACAGTTAGAGCATCGGGACAGTTAGGATTAGTAAAATCAGACGTTATAGATTTGGGTAAAGATTTTGGTTTCGCTGCTGATGAAGCACTGAAAGCCGGTTCAAGGGTAGCACAACTTTCAGCCATGCTTGGTCCCGAAGTAGTAGAGCCTTTGACTCGTGGTGGTCTTGCTCTCGGTGCTATCGGTGAGATGGGTGCTGCTGATGCACAGAAGGATTTCATGTCCTTAATGCAACAGAATGCTTTGATTCTAGGAGATGTCTCGCAAGAAGAATTCAAACTTATGGATGCTATGGATCAAAGGGCATTAGTCACTCGTAATGTCGCTAACACACTCAACACTCTAAACAGCGTTGAGGACAGATCGGTTGCTCGTATGCCTGAGATCATTGAGGCTATGAATCATTTCGGTGGTGTGGCTAGATTAGCCGGAGAGGATATATCATTCATGGCTGCTATGACAGCCACCTTGATTGAGAGGGGTATAACAGCAGAATCAACGGGTATGGCCTTGCGTTTCGTATTCGCTCGTCTTTCGGGGAACATAGGTGGCGCAGCAGACGAATTGAGGGCGTTGGGAGTCGAAACAACTAACGCTGATGGAACCTTAAGAAGTCTACAGGATATACTTGCAGAATTGTCTCCTGTTTACAACCAACTAGAAGATGCTCAGAAGCCTGTTCTCGCACAGGCTATGGCTGGCAACAGGCACTTCTCAAGATTGATGCTTCTCTTAGAGGATATGGATAGGGTCAATGAATTGTTCGCAGAAGGTTCTTCTCAAACTGCTGCTGTTCTCACTGAGACAGGTGAGGCTACGGGTTTCTTGGCTACTATGTTTGAGGACACGGCCTTCTCTATTACACAGACAGAAGCCGAGATAGAGAATCTC